CCTTTAAAGTTATTTAGATATGGCACTAGAAAGCGTGAGTAGATAAATGCGTTACTACCGTCTGTATGTGTTTCTTTGTAGTCTTTTAAAGTGTTTAATGCTAATGGTGTAAAACTTACCGGTATAGATGACTTTTCTATAACTGACTGGCAAAAGTTATGATAAGCAATTGGTTCTACCTTGCCATCATATCCTACGTATATATCTAGTTTTACCACTTAATTTTTATTGGCTATTTGTTTGCAAATGTTTATAAAGTATTCTTGGTCAAATTGTTGCTTCATAAAATTAACATCTTTATGCACTAACTGAACATTACCAACAATGTATCCTTCAGAGTTATCAACTCTATCTATTGATGCTGTTGCTGTTAAACCTTTTTCTGCCCATCCTATTGGAATACCTGATAAGGCACATACGCCTTCTTGTTCTTCATACATATTCCAAATGTATTCTATGGTTAAGTCCCAAGCATATCCTCTTGAAAGACCACCTTTTTGTTTCATATTAAACCATGTATAAGGAATAGAATGATACTTTCCCTTAAAGTTATTATCATGGTTACTACAAGAACGACATTTCCAATTGCCTTTGATAGCATCTTCTAAATGCCCTTTTCTTCCGTATGACTGTAAAGAGCCACAATTAGGACAAGTCTTAGTATATGTTTTTGTTACCACTTAATTTTGTTGCTCCACCATGCGGCACTCATTTTTCCTTTTGCAATGTTCTTAGCGTGTCTTGCTTTAAATGACTTTGCTCTATCTGTATTTGTTTTATCACCACTTACGCCTTTTTGTCCAAAGCGTATAAGTTTCTCTTGGTCACCATCTTTAGCTAATACTGCATGTGACTTAGTAGGATGATTAGGTGTTCTCTTAGGTTTATTATAACCTGAAAATGTTTCCTTACCCTTCTTAATCATTTCTTTTTCTTAGCTGTCTTTGCTGATTGTTTAAATGCCATAGCAGTAGGAGCACCTTTAGAACCTACCTTACGCATCTTCTCACCTGAACCTGCTTTTATTCTAGCTTTCTTGGCTGCAATGTTAGCGTATAGACCTGGTTTATTTGCCACGTTTAGCTGCCTTTTTCATAGGCTTAGCTGTCATAGCTTTACCTGTTTTCTTTGCGTATGATTTAGCTTCTTTCTTACCTTTTTCTGTGTAAGCAAATTTCATTTTTCCGACCATTGGCATAATTATTTACCTTTCTTTTTAGACATACCAGCTTGTGATAAAGCGATTGCTATAGCTTGTTTAGGATTTTTAACAACTGGACCTTTTTTAGAACCAGTATTTAAAGTACCTGCTTTAAATTCCTTCATGACTTTGCTGACTTTCGCCATCTTGCCTTTTTTCGTTGTTGGTTTCTTCATAGCTTTTCCTTAACTTAATAAATCGGTGGTCATATCTGCAATCATTACACAGGCTATACTCGGTGAAGTCAAAAGGTTCACCGCATTGTTCGCAAATAGATAGTTTCATAAAAAGAAAAAGCCCAACCACGGAGAGAGTGCAGTCAGGCTTTTGTGGGATTACGTTATTAACGGACAGGAATTGTCCAACAAGTAGTATTATAGCATACTTTGCTATATCTGTTCAACAACATTATGCGTTTATTCGTCTTTCTGCTATTGTCAGCAAGTTATCGTATGCCATGTCCAATTGCCAGAAAAAGGCTAAAGGTGGCTTAGCTCCCAAGTATTTAGCATAAATAGCGTCTTGTTGTCCTTGTTCTAAGCTATGCACGATAGCGTGTATAGTTCTAATATTACTCATGTCCTGAGCTGAACACATCTCTTCAAACGCTTCTGAAGTTGACTCGCCTCCTGAAGACATGCCTATGCTTTTAGATGGATAACCTAGCTTGTGATTATCCGTCTTCATCCATAAAGCCCAATCCTCTAGGATGGACAATAAGCGTTCCATACTAATCATATTGTGTTAGCGTATAAGCTACGCTTTGCCCAAATGTTTCTTGTGTAGTTCTTTGCTGAAGGTTATGTTTAGCATCATCTGCGTTGTGACTGATAACACCTTTTATTTGGTCTTCTGTGAAGTTTGCTGTGTGTCCAAATATACCTTGTAGTGGATGTGGTTGTGGAATGTAATAGTGCATGAGTCTATTATCTTTATCTTTGAATGCGTGTATATGACCCTCCATCTTCATGGTCACAAGCAAGTTTTTAATAGTATTATAATTGCCATCTACATGTGCTGCTATATCTTTTATAGCTTTAGGCTCTGTAAGGTAAGCTAGTATTTTATCCCTGGTATTCACGATACATCCTTAATTTTACAATGCCACTTCTTCTTATCGTCTTGATGCCAACCATGCACATGAATAGTCCAACCAGCTTCACGAACATGTCCTACGTTTTCATGGTCACCTATTTTCTTTACTCTAGCTGACATATTACCTGCTGTAGTTGTTTGTACCGCTAATACTTCTTTACCCTTTAAAGCTAGTAAGTCTATAAAGCCAAACAAGTCCTGTCTTATCCTTGCAAAACTATTCCAATGTTCTACTACTGCTACTGTGTATCCTTCTTCTCGTAATTTTTTAAGACTTAACTGCGTTGGGCTAGTTGCCATCAAATTGACTTTCGTTAGGTTTAGATGTTCCTTCTTTAAATCTTTTTTCTACAGAACCTGTACTTTTATTAAGTTCGTATTCATAAGTGTGTGGTGATACGTCAGGACTATTCTTTTCTTTTTTGAAAATCTTGTCCCAGTTATCTTGTGCTTCTTGTTCAGAAATTAACAATGGTCTTCTTCCAGAACCTTTACCCATTACTTTACCTCCAAATGTCCGTTAGTAAATAACCAGCCTATAGTTTTACGGTGTGCTTCTTCCCATGCTGCTATTCTATCATGCTTATCTAACATCTTATCATTATCTATCATATGGTGGCATTGGTGACATAAGAAAGCTATACGATAATCGTGTCCTTTTATACCTGTTCCTTTACCATCACGTAGTTGGTTAGAGTGTGCAGATACTACAGTTCCGTCTTGCATAGAACACATCATACATGGTGCACCATCTGCTAGTTTAAGTAATTTAGGGTTACGATAGTTCACTAATAATCCCAACCCCAACCCATAGTCTGACCCCATACCTCTATCTGTTGTTGATATTCTGTCATCTCACTTGTGGTTAGTTTAGTACTTGATTTTATAAGTTCTACAGGCATACCTGCAATTTCTGTTTGGTATCGTAAAAATTTATATCCCATAAGTTCATGTATCTTGTCTTTTTCAATGCCAAGATGCTGACCTATGCTTGTATACAATTCCCATAGTCTTTCGTTTTGTTCTAAGCTACGGTTAAGTTTAGCGTCTGTTACTGTTACACGCCAGCGTTTAGTAAAGTCAAGATTTTTTAGCTTCTCTATAAGCTGAGGTAAGTTGTCTTTGGTTAATGCCCACTTTATCATCTCTCCATCCTTTCGTTTTAAATACTTGTCCGTCTTTAGAAGTTGCTTTGTATTCTATGTTATCCCCGAATAGCTTTTTACAAAGTTTAATAAATTCGTTTATGGTTATTTGTTTATCCAATTTTTATCCCACATTTCTTTATAAGGGTCATCTTTGTAAAAGTCTTCACGTTTCCATCTATCAAACTTTTGTCTTACTTCTGGTGGCAATATTTCTTTAGGTTTATCTTGTTTTTTTACAACATATTCAACTGCATTGTAAACAGAAGTAATAGGTGTTATTGGTAAGTTATCTAATATCATGGACTCTCCTTATAGCGTAAACCTTTTTGGTCAAACCAAAAGTTAAATGAACCTTCCCATTGTGCATTACGCTGCTTCTGAACAAAAACTTTTGCATCTGGAATAATCTTTAACTCATCATCTGAAGTCTTACCTTCTTCTATTAACTTCTCTTTGTATCTGTTACGCCATACACAAATAATATTATCACATAAGTTACGAATATGCGAACTCCCCATAATGTTTGTAGCGTCAGGTATCTCTGCTTCGTCTTTAAGTTTTCTAGTATGTGCTACTAAAAAAATACTTACTTGTAAATCACGTGCTATTACCGCTAAAGAATTAGTAAGTCTTTTCTGTCCATCTAAAGACTCTTCAGTTACATCATCCAATTTCATTAAGCTGTCAATAATAAATACATCAACTCCTAATACATGCTTCCCATAATGCAGAGTTGCTATCATGTCTTCTGACTTAGTGCTTCCTGTTTGGTCGTATATATATAACTTGTCTTTAGCACGTTCACAAAACTTATGTATATATTCATCTGTTGGCTCTGGTGAACCTAATGCTTGTGTAATCATTCTAGCTAATGTAAGAACAGGTCTCATTTCTAAAGACGCTATTAAACATTTAGTATTCTGTTTCATCATAGACAATACAACTTGTGATAACCACATTGATTTACCATGACCTGATACACCAGTAAGAATTGTTAATTCCGAAGCCCTAACCCTAAACTTATCTTCCGTCTTAATCCAGCCAAGCGATTTGCCACTATGAACTTCTTCACTAAAATACTGTACCAAACTGTCAGCAAATAAATCCGTACTCTTAACCTTAAACTCCGCATGTCCATACCCCTCGTTATAAAATTCTTGAACTGTTGATTGGCTAACTGTTAGTTTATCTATTACTTCACCTATGTTCAC